CTCTACCCCGGGTGTGTAAACACAGCTGAATCGTTGAAGAGCCCACCTCCAACACGCTAGCACATGGGTTGTGCCTCCTCTGCCCGCATCCGGCAGAGGTAGTCTATCCATCGACGCGCATCGATGGTGGTTACAGTCAGTTCTCATCGGCCCAGCTACTAGTACGTAGGGGGGGGTCGCTCCAGGGGTGTGGCATACTCAGAGACCTCCCATACCTCTGAGTCACATAATCCCTTGTTCACTGGCTGCGGCGTGAACCACACGTTGTCGCCGGCAACACGGCACCCTTTAACCTAATCCTGCTGTAGCGGCGGAGTCGTGAGCTCACTTACGGGCCCATTACATCAGGATGACACATACGTTGTTGTTTTCGTATAATATTTTAGTTTTGAATTTTCATACACATACGTCGGGAGTGTCTATAGTTCAGAAATCACGACTCGCGTGGCCGTGATTGTTCCGGTACCATTCCACGGAAAAGACACCGTGGGTGTAACAGCTGGGTCGGTGATATCAACAGCGTACGCGACCGTCACCAGCGACGCACCAAACAAGTTGGCGTAGCTGGCGAAGGACGAATCGATAGGCACTATGCTGCAATTGGTTCCCGTGGGCCCCGGGGCCAAACTGACCGCCAGGGTGTTTCCTGCGATGAACACATTGATCAGGTACTTGCCTACGTATCCCTTCGGAAAGGTGATTACCGATCCTAGTATGCTTGCAGGCAGCGACCCAACGAGTGTGGTCGTTGAGGAACCAAACACATTGCCAGCAAGTGCTGGATTCGTGGCTTGTGCAAAGCCACTGTAGACTGAAGTGGTCACGTTCGAGGCCACGAGCGGCTTACGCAACTCAACCTCATATGTGATCCACAGATCACCGATCACATTGCCGTTGGTCTGGCAACCAGAAACTGCCAGGTGGGTCTGGCCGAGATCGTACAACAGAGTGCTCTCACCCACTGGAATGGCCGACGTCCGAACGTACTGGACGTTGAACGGGTTTTCCTTGGGGTCGCACTCGATGGGGTGTGCCATCGTGTCCGACGGCACCACCTCATTGCTGCAATACTCATTAAGCATTTCTACCTTGCTGGAAGGTGGGACATCTGTAGCTCGGTATGAGGTTTGCAACATGACCGTGCCCAGGGCCGCATTCGTTGACGAGACGGCGGAGCCAGACGACGGGATGTAGTGGAACACTGCACCCTTGATCGTGTACTCCTGGAACCGTGACGCGATGCCAGACAGCCAGGGGAAGGTTTGTTGGATACCAGGGTTCAAAGGGTATGACTGCTGCACACTGTACGCAGTTGAGCTTCGAACCTCACCGAGGTACTCTTTGTGTCGAACGATGATTGACTGAGAGTCGTTGTGCATAGACGGAATCGAGCGTGAAGCACTCAGATTGCGCTGGACAACAGTGTTGGCGCCGATGGTGTAATCACCAGCACCCAGCCACCTACTCAGTGCACCTGCCAGGGAGGAACCAACCACTCCACCTGCCGACGGTGCACCCACCATCGCCCCACCAGCAGTGCCAAGGGTACTACCCATGAGCCTGATGAGTTTGCCGATCTCGCTCGGCTTTGGCGCCCTACGTTTGGACATGGGCGCCGGACGCGTTCTCTTCTTCTTTACCACGATTTTCGCCATTTTTTCTCTGTTCGTTTTATCCTAGGCCCACTCGAACTGTGGGTTAACTTGCCAATTAATTACAGGTGCCGAAGGAACGGTAAGGGCGCGGTCTCCACGCAGCCTACTCTCACCTCACCGTCCCAATCCCCAATCTCCATTCTGTCGAAGTACTCCTCTAATGCGATCTGGTAGTCCGGAGTGACCCCAAATGCACGGTAGAAGGAAGCCCGAGCGTCATCGGTGATCTCTCCCACCCGATCAGACGCACGCTCCAACATGCTGGTATTGCGAAAGATGTGTTCCTTAAACCTCTTGCTGGCGCTAACGCCACTGCGCCGAAACGCACGATAGAAGCTCTGAAGGACAGGACAGCCAGGCACCGTAGCCATCCCACACTCGCCGACAGCACCAAGCCACTTCTTCCAGACCTTAGCGTTTTGGATTGGGACCAAACACATAGGGTCTTTCTTAAGACATGTGCGCACGTTTCGAACCATATGCCAGCCGCTGCCCAACTTGACAGGCCGTGATTGACAGAACTCTATCTGCTCAAACACGTCGACCGGCGGCTCTACCACCATGCGAAAACCACGCTCAGCGAAGAAACCAGGCACTCTTCCGATCACTCGGTCGAGGTCACGTCTTTCGACTATCAACACACAATCATCACCGTTGTTGCTGAGCTCTGCGAGCACTTGCAATTCCACACACATGGCCCAAATGAGGGCGCACATAATGATGCAGTTTCCAAGCGCGGTGTTCAGGTCGCCGGAGCAGCGGGTGGCCAAGATCAAGAACTTAACCAGCCCGTCGCTGCAATACGCCGTACCCGAATTGACCAACTGCAGTAGCAGCAACTGAGCTAACTCACGCACGCCAAACACGCCGTTGTAGAATGAGTGCTCATAACCCAATCCATTCAACCCCACGTGCATGTCGTACTTCTGAGCATCCAGCCCAATCGCCACCGGATCCTCAAACAAGTCCCACTTGCTCTTGAGTACCTCCGCAGCCTCACGAGAATTCAATCCCTTGATGACGGTGTGTGCCGTCCTGCCTCCCCACACCTCATTGATAGCGGCGTAGATCGGCTTCTCCAGTTTTTTTAGATACTTCCCCAGGACAAGGTTGTACCTCGGGCTCCGCGGATTGATAATCCTCGGTGCCTTTGACAAGTTCTGTTTTTCAAATTTAGTAAACGGGCGTAAACTGGCATCCCGTTTCGACAAAGGAGTCCTCATCAAGCTCCGCAAGGCGTTTTCGTAGATCCTCCGTTTGGCACCGCGATAACATGATACTACTTGACGTAGCGTTAACACGGTGGCGTCTGGTTTCACTATTCCAACGACCCGATCGCGGAACGCCTGCAGCTCCGTAGTGTTCCACGAAGCGCGGGTGCTCGACAATGGTGGTAGATAGACTCCCGTCTCGACCTCACACAAAAAGTACCGCTCAACTAAGGCCCGCTCCACCGCGGACACAGAGTTGTTAAAGACCCCCAACTGGTGGTTGTCTCCCATGCGCGATACGACATGGTACGTACGTTGCTTAACCGGTTGTCCGTCCCGCACAACCTTGATGTAAGGTTGTGGGTACCCATTCAGACGTTCAGGCACACGCTCCTCCCTCCAGTACCTCGCTACCGTGGGAACGTTGTGCTTGGTGTCCAAACCCAAGTGCCGAACTGGACGTCCTCAGTAGTCGAATCCGACCGGGTCGTTCTTGCCAACGAACCAGCGCATGAATCGGCTACGTGCGGCAAGTCTAGCCCTCCACGTGGTCACCCGGTAATGTGTGTCGTCTTCAAAGAAGCACTTCTCTATCTCGACGAGATGAGCTGCAGCATCCTTGTGTCTGACGTTCCACTCCCTGAGAAGCTTGGCCGCCTCTGCGCGTACGACTGCCACGTTCCCCGGCCCCTCCCGGCGGAACGCACCAGCGCCCAACTTACAGCGTAGAGCAACAGTCACCTCAACCACAAGACGTGGCACATGGTGAACCTGCTTCTCATTGACGGCCGTGACCTCTCTCACAACGCGCTCTGGTATTGTTTCATTCTCCGCAACGACAACTGGGGTGAGCATCTCCTTGGCGACTTCATGCCCAAACGCATCCTCTCGTCTCCAATCAGCGACTGCTTCACCCTCACCACAGCATGACATGACCATCCGTTTGGCAGCCCGGATGGTCTTACTGAGCCATGATTCCTCACGAATCGGGATCGTGAAGTACGATGGATCAGTGTTAGGTTCTGGCGTCGGTGCTGGGGCCCTTTCCCACCCCAGCTCATTGTAGACGTCGTGGATGCGCTCCCGCAGGCACGGCCCCTCATACACCGCAAGGATGTTGTTGGGGACATATCTGTTGGGGTGCTCATCGTAACGAACGTAGTCGGGACCCTGGTAGACTGCCAAAGCAGTACCATTGTCACGCCACTGTTCGCGACGCTCGATGCGACGCAACGCTCGCCTAGCTTGATTGCGAAACATTGCTGCGATTTGTCCGAAGTAACTATTTATCCCGTTTGCACGTAGACCGGACCTTCAAACCCACCTGCCAAAGTGAGAGACTAACTCTAGGAAATCGCGACCCA